GCATCTACAAGTCTCCCCATAGAATAGACTATATCTTCACCCTCAGCACTACCTGTTAGAGGTTCCCCATTTCCCACACCAATAGCTTATGTGGTATGCCTTATTACAGGACTTACTAGTCGTTGAACGTTCTTCTCATAAAGAAGCTTCGCTGCGGATTGTGTCTATTATTGACGTTATTACCTTACCATACAAAGTTACTTGTACGTGCCTTATACTATCACTAGTACTGGCGGTAGTCAATACCTAACAACATGTCCCCGCAGTTAGAGGAATTTTACCATTAGTGTTTCCACTAAAAAGAGCCAAAAACTTGTTTAAAAACAATAACATAGCTCTTCTGCCATGATCTTTCCCTTCGACATCCAATACCTTCAAACAAGTACGTTAACCCTTGTCCCGCAAGTTCCTTATTGCAGCTCTATATCACTATAGAAGTTGAGACTATATCTTCACCCTGAGTAATCAGGGGTTGTGCGCTTCCACTCACTTGAGCGTACAGGTTTCATAATCCACAAGGGATCGTATACCTTAGTCGTTACACCTTGAAGCAAATTACTTTGCGACCTTGGCTCGGTATTGTCTACTAGAGAGAGTTCCACCGAATTCACACAATATTTATACATGCTTATTACTAAGCAGCCAGACAATAATCGTCTATCTGGATCAAGGCTTTTTGTGAACGTTTCATAGACTCACTGTCAACCTTTAATGATGTACCGAACATACTTAATCCTGTAAATATGTCTTCCTGTTGCCCTTGGGATATCTTACCCTTGGCTGCAAACTTAAACTTCACCCATGCATCAGTGGTATCTTTTAAACTCAGACCCATCTTATCAACAGTACCGTTTATGAATGCCATATCTATTGCAGAGGCTTCTACACTACCACCCGCAGCAAGCATAGCAGCTTCCATACCTTGGAACTCCATACCTACACGCTTAATAGCATTTGTCCCTTCGAACAAAGCGTACAAGCTTACATATGAGCGTACCATGTTACGTGCTGAGTCTGACACACCTCGTTGGAGTATATTAGTTCGTCTAAGACTGTTATTGTAACGGTTTTGCTGTGTGTTAAGTCTACGCATCTCTGCGGTGATTGAGCTAATACCTCGCCCCTGTTCCATTGCAACTCTAAGCCGTCTCTCGTAAGCCTGAGTGTCACCACCGTTGTTCTTGAAGTTGTTATACCAACCTGAAGACTGTATTCTATCCATTTGACGATTGATACGATCAGCTTTCTTAGCAGCTTTAGCATCCAACTGTTCTTGTTTACGTTTGAGAGCTTTGTATTCCTTGAGCCTATCTGCTAAAGCTTGTCTCGCCATAGCAGCTTCGTGTTGCCTAAAGTCCCTTTCTGCTTTCAGCCTATCATTCTTTAACTTCTCAGGATGATTGTTTACTGGCTTAGGTGGTTTTGGTACAGGAGGTCCTCCCCCGCTACCAGCTTTACCCTCTCGTTGGAGCTTACGTAAGTCCCTAGCATATTTCTTCTGCTGCTCATAGGTTTTCTTATAAGCTGCCCGTTTACTCTTCTCCCTAGATAAGGTAGATTTTAAACTATTCTTACCTAGGTTGTTCAACATCTTATCTATCTGCTTAGCTTGCTTACTAACACCCGCTGTATTAAGCTTTATATCGATGAAGAATTGTTCAATCTGATTGTTTGACATCTATCACACCATTTATTACCTTTTGTTGTGAAGAGCCTAATTATTTCTTAGGCTCGTTATCTTTGTAACCTGCCACTTCATAATCACTATCTATATACATCATCTCTTCGAAATCAAGGAAATCTTCTAGGAGGGTGTTGTATCTCAAGTCGTTATAGGTTACTCCTAAACGCTTATACGTATACTTAGCTACTGCTGCATACCTAACTTTCTTATCGGAAAGGGAGGACTTCTCGGTGACAGCTAAATCTACTTTGTCTCGATACCTTGCATTACTTTGCTTAATCCACCCATTACCGATTGGAAGATATCGCTTTCTGTAAAAAAACCTTGGAAGTTCTCCTTCAATGCGTACACTACTAACTCTTGGAAACGGTGAACCTCTCCTCGGAAGTGTTCATCTATATTAAGACGTTCTCCATCAACGGTAGCTCCATTTAGCATCTTAGCTATAAGATTTCGCATCTCTGGTGTACGTAGTTTACTTGTAACAATAGTTAACACTTCACGGAAAGTATGCTTCTGTTCAAACATCATTTCTTCATCTACATTACGTGCATCAATTACTTCGCCGAACACAGGACCTATTGTTTCTAATACTAATAACCATCCATCCATTGCATCCCAACCATTTAACTTTTGGATGTTGTATCGCTTCCCGCCAATTGTATCTTGTGTAAAGAACTCTTCTGGTTTAAACTCTGACATATTTGTTTCCTCTCTCTATTTTATAAACAAAAAAGGAGGCACGAAGCCCCCTTAAGTATATCTTAAATGTTAGCTGTATTACTCAGGATAGAGTTAATACTTGCTAAGGCTTCTGCCGCTTTAGTAGTAGAATTACCTTCTGTATCTGGAACATATTGTAACTTAGTTACAAAGAAGCCCCATGTACGACTGCCCGCTTCAGAAGATAGTGCTTGTTCTGCTGGAGAGTCTAAGTAGCAATTCTTCATGTAAGTTAGAACACCACCACTCTTGTCAGTAACAACAATATCAGCGTAAACTACATTTCGGTTAAGCTCTTGTGCTTGTTGCCAAGATGCACACATACGGTTAACTGGACCATTCTGTTGCATCACTTCAATCTCACACATACCTGTTTGATCTGCTGTGTACGTGATACCTACTGGACCATCAGCACCAATGTTACGGGTTGTATTATCTACTGAACGAGAGATAGTAATTGTATCCCAACCGTCAATATTAAACCCACCTACTGATACATCAACGTCAGCAGGACTATATACTTCATACATTATATTAATCCTTATTATTAGTAGCTAAGCGTACCAGTGATTTCAACCATGTGGATGGCGTTAGTCAATGTAGCTGTAAAGGTGATTTGTTTGAAAGTACGAGAACCTTTCTCTGCTTGAGTAATATCCACTGCATCCGAAACTGTAATATCGAAAGTGTCTTCAATAAAGTTGTGTGGACCATCAGGGGTATACTGCGTCAGAGTAGTAGATAATACATTCTTAACTTGGTTAATACCTTTGTCATTGAATGCTACTTTGCCATTCTTCTGGTTGATTAGGAAAGTATTGAAGTCAGCTTGGATATCCACCTGCATGTTATCACGACCAACGATGTTGTCTAACCATTCACCAGAAGATACCTTACCAACTACTCCGATGATAGGGTCTGATGAAACATCACTACCTACTCGTGCAAAGAAATCTGAGTTGATTGCTTTAAGTTTATTCTGTTGAGTAGTAGTCAACGGTTTACCAGAACCATTCAAACTTACTGGTACAGCAGCAACTCTACGGTTACCATAAGTGATACTACCTGTCACAGCGAAGGCTGCTTCTGCTATACGAGAAACCTCTGGAAAAGTAGTTTTAGCTTCTTGGTGATACGTGTTATATGTACGGAATAAGTTTTCGTCTTTAAGGTCAACCGCTGTACCCGTTTGAATTGGGTCAAACACTGTTAACTCATCTAAAGATACCGCGTACACTTTAAGCTTCGATTCGATAAGTGAACCCATCTCTTTTACAAAAGTAGGTGTTTTATCTTGTGCTGTAATGTAATACCATGTATCATCCTCAGACTCTATAGCTGCAACAACTTCTGAAGCTGTTTCACTTGATGCAGAGAACGACTCTTCTATGTTGATTAGGTTAGTCACTGTGAACCAACCACCATTTAAAGAAGATATTACTAAGGTGCTGCCATCTAAAGTAGCACTTACTTCTGCCGAGATAATAGCGTTGCCGTCTATACCTGATTTGATTGCTGTAAAGACTTGTACCTCGCCTTCATCATCACCTGCCGTAACATCGAAAGTGGCTGATTCACCTTCAACTGAAACTGTTACAGAATAGTTCTTACCTATTGACACATCTTCTACTATACTTAGAACGCTGTCAGTTGATTGACGACCAATAAGAATATTAGATGGAGCTGGTGTTTGTGAGAACGCACCTTCTGCTGCTTTAAAGATTGGGTGTGTAGCAGGGATACCGTCTTCACTCATAGATTTTGTACTTGTGTAAGCTCGTACTCGTTCTGCAAAGTAGTTGTGTTGTCCTACGAAGAGAATAGTACCAAAGCCTTGTCGAGATACAATTGCTGTATCCAAGGCAATGTTAGCTATTGCTAGATTTACTGACATTACTGTCTCCTAATATTAGGGTGCTTTTACGTTAACGTGGAGATCTTGTATTGGAGAACCATCAGTATCATAATAGATACCTCCTTGGACTCCATTTACAGGATTATTTGTATCCATTTCGATTTTATCGAAGTAACCTGCTTGTTCAGATTTGATATCTATCGTGTCTGTTGTGGCAAGTATTAGATTGAATTCATTAGTTTCTAAATATTTATCTTTCATGGAGAAGTTGGAAGGAATAATCTCTGACTTGGATAGTACCCTTGCTGTCGGGGTTACTGTTGTTCCTGTGTTCGAGGTTGTACGATATAACGTATCAATCATGTCCCTAACTTCATCAACAGTAAGTAACATGTGTGTTTTGTTAACCACGTTATCTGTACTATTCTGACTATTGCCATAAAATTTAATCTGTAGTATTATCTTCTTGTGTGCCAAGTAAACATAGTTACCTTCGTCATCAAAAAACCTATCTACCAAGTCAACACCGTTTGGAACAGTCCTGATGTAATCTACTAAGCAGTATGGGTATTTCGGTATAGAAGGGTTCTTATTGCTACCTGTAGAAGAGAACACTCTTGCGGGTAAGATTGCTGGTGTGGTTGAGTCTATCGTTGCCACACTTGCTACTTCTCCGCCTATGAAAGCTTTTAGAGTATCAATAACAGCGTTCTCTATAGCTACTACATCTATACTCATGGAGTTACCTCACTGACTTCATCAATCCTATCTTTGAGGTAGAATAAACCTAACATGTGATTCGGGATCAAGCTTCTACCTTTATAGGTTTGTCCTGTCCAATCTTGTAGGTCTATACACTTATAGCGGCTTCCTCTGTACTCTATTTCATCTGCTACTGTAGAAGTTCTATCATTATCAGCACGTATCTCATCACCAGTTGTTCCTGTGATATAAACCTCTATAGCAGAGGTAGCTCTGAATCCAGCTTCTGTAACAAAGTTATTGACACCTTCTCTATAAGGTTGTATATTACCTTCAGCGGGTACTTCTTCCTCTGGCGATTCAAAGTACTTATTGTTCTCCCAGTAACCTGTCCCTGCAGCGCGATAGATAGTTAATTGTTGGTTGAATAAACCCATTCTAGCCATTAGCTACCACCTTGTAATTGAATGTTGTTTTGTATGCAAAAGCATTCTTCAAGTGTCCCTCGTTTATTAAGGGGTCAGGGTTAGCTCCTCCTGAGTTGTTCAGGTAAGCTGTGTTGCCAAATATGTTCTTACCGTTATCTCTGTACTTCTTGCCTATATCACTAAGTAAGTTTTCCAGAGTATACGAAGATTTTATTTGTATATGGCGTTTCAATAACCTTTTGAAGAAAGCTGCTTGTGCAGGAAACCCACCTACAACAGGTTTAATATGAGGAAATATATTACGTGTAGGGTAACCGAACTCATGTCCGTGTGCGTGTATCCATGCTAAGCTTGCATATGTTATACCACTACCTGCATAAGGGTGTAACCCTTGTTCCTTAAAGTAACCTATTGATGCGGACTGATTGTGCAGCTTGACAAGTTTATCTCTTAACTCTTTAAGACCATTATTATTCTTATTACGTCTTACTGTTATCTTCATCTGTTGTGTCCTTCTTAAGCTTACGCTTCTTACTAGGCTTTTTCTTCTTAACAGATTTAATTACCTTGT